ATAATCATTGTCGTTCACATTACCGTAGATACGAACTTCTTTGCACCCGTCATCTAACGCTCTTTTAATCGACTCATGAACTCCTTTGATTGGGTTGACAGTTCCTATGACAGCAGCTATACCTTCTTCTGTATTCTTACTCTTTGTGATTCCTCTTACTAAATTAGGGATAACCTTCCCATCTACGCCCTGCCAATCTTTTTGCCTCTGGCTAACATATCTAATCGCGTCCGCACCAGAAATATTATGCTGCTTAACATCAAATATAGATGTCTCATGGCAAGACAGGATCACCTTCCTGCACGCAGGTCTTTGAGGCATGTCCATGAAATGAAATATCAAGACATCATCAGGATTTATTTTGATATTCTGTAGCATGTCTGCTTTGGAACATTTGTCCAAATGCCAAGTGTGTGGGCCGTAGAAAGTACAGTCCACACCTCGTTCATTAAAAAGGTCACATAGCTCCATCAAAGAGAAAGTTGATCCTCCCTCTGCTGACCACCCACTAGCTATCCTTACTTTCATTCTTGGCCCCCATTACTTGCTCGTATAGTTCGTATCTAAACTTGACAACCTTGTTGATATCAAAGTATTCGTCCGTAACTTGCTTGAGGTTAGCTCCCATCTCCTCTCGGCCCTTCTTATCTTGAATAACCTTCTTTAGCACACGAACCCACTCAGATTTTGGATTGTTTCTATCAATCAGGTAGCCCGTCTGACCATTTATGATTGTCTCATCATAACACCCACAGTTGGTTGCTACAAGAGGCACTGCATAGCGTCCACACTCTGCGACCTTGATCTCACTCTTGCTATCATTGAAGTTGTTAAACTCTAGTGGAGCGATAGCGACATCCATTTTGGAATAGAAGTGACCGTATCTATCTGGTCCGTCAGCGTTTGCTATGAACCAGTTGCGATACTTCATACCGCTCAGGAGCATCCTCTGATAGTTGTCCCACACATCCTGCTGCCAGTCCTTCTCCCCGCTCTCTGGCATTGGTGGACGCCCGTAGAAGCCCCACTGAACACGCTCTGCGCCTGCTCGCTGATTCACTAAGTTAGGAACACCTACGAACTGCCTAAGGTCCTGCTCATGGTGAATGCCTCCTACCCAGCCAACTCTACATTGATTCTTTCTGCCAGGAACTTTAGGCATGTTCCAAGAAGGTAGATCATAATCAATGGCGTTCTTAACTACTGCTAGTGTAGTGTTAGGGCCACAGAAAGGATACACCCTCTCAGCGAATTTTTTTTGCGTAACTGTGACGAGATCCGAGTTATTGTAAATGAACTTAGTAACATCACTAAGACCTCTTTCTTCATACACCTTCTCTAACCTATGTCCTTTGTAAACATCTGTAAGAAGATCATCAGTGTCATAGTGAACAAACTTACCAAACTCCCTGGCCTTGCCTATGATGCGAGCAGTGTAAGGACCTCCGAAGTTGCTGAGGTTCTGGGTGAACACAATGTCAGCCCACTTCATGTCCTCGAACTCCCAGTTCTCTTTCCACTTACCAGCACGCTCCCCCTCTTCCTCAATGCCTAGAGGATTCTTGTTGAAACGAATCTCAACCTTGTCCCCATAATGCTGGTTCAGCTTATTGAAAGGAAGCCACGCCCTGTAATACGCACATCCACCATCATTGGCAGGTACAACAAGTATTTTTAGTTTGCTCATAATAAGAAGAGAGGTGGCTATTAACCACCTCTCTATTATAGTGTCTACTTGAGTTTTTTAAAGCGCCCGTCTAACGCTTTTTTCGAGTTTCTAGCACTGTCTAATCTTCGCTGCCTGACAATGATCCCCTAGAACACTCTAGTAGGATCACCTCCTTTGTCGGGATAGTCACAGACACTAACGAATATCAGACAACAGTTTCTTCGGGTACTTCTTCGTACTCCCACTCTGAATCATCTTCGGCAGCAATCTTAGATGCCTCGGATGAGTGCGATAGGCCAAGACCAGCACCAATAGCTTTTACAGTGCCTACAAGATCAACAGAAGTGTCTCCCTTGTGAGGTACAAGTGCTTTGGCTGCCTTGACATAGTGCTTGCGCTTGCGTTGTGAGAACAGTGTGACAACACCTTCCCAAGCAGCAAGGCCAGGGATAAAGGTACTAGCAATACCGAAACCAGCATCAATCATGGCACCGATGTCACCCTCATCTGGGGCAGCAGGAATATAAGCAGCACCATCTTTCAGTTGCTCCTTATCGGCCATGACTACAGTAGTACCTTCGGGAACCTTTGCCTTGATCTCTTCGGGAAGTTGATCCCAAGGAATGACAGCACCCTGTTGTCCTTCTGCTAGTTGGTCAGCGGTGGTAAATACAGTACCCTCACCTAGAAATTCTTTCAGCAAAGCGCACGATGTAGAACCGAACACTAAGACAGAAGCCGCGATTACATTTACAATTTTCATGACATCAACCTCTTGGTATAATCGTCATCCGATACTTCGTCATCGGACTTAGTTTCTGTAAAGGTACGCTCCCGTGGAAGAACCTCAGGACGGAGGTTCATGACAGCTTCCTTCACAGCATCGTACTCTTCAAGCTTCACTAGATCGTGAATATCGTGAAGAGATTCCATCACCTCAGAGATCAACTTCTTGCTGCCAAGCGGAGTTGCTTTGGGGCGGAACATGGACTGGTCGTACTTAGGCCACTGCCCCTCCTTCTTCATGTGAAGTTTGAAATCGTGACCGATTTCGGTGTCCAGAATACCGTTCTCCGACTGCTCGAAGAGATCAGCGTAATCGGGATCCATCATGGTTTCCACAATCTTCTGGAAGAGGATTACGCCGATGGAGAAGATCTTGACCTCCTCGTTCTCACGGTCGTAGGTGTTTAGGTAGTAGCGAGCACGGGGCTTGATCTGGCGAGCAAGGTCCTCGTCCTCCTTGGAACCCGTCTTCCACAGGGCGTAGTAGAGGTCACAGAGAGGACACTTCTCTCCATGAACCTTACGGCAGTGATAGTTCTTTACGGAACCATCAGGTTGTGGAACACGGTGAATCTTAGTTTCAGCGTAGAAGTTCTTGTCAGAACCTTGCTGTGCGGGAAGGATACGAAGGTATGCTTCGCCCTCCTTTACTTGGTAGAACTTCTTGAGGAAGTCCTGATCGCCACCAGCGGCTTGAGGGTTAGTAAGTTGTTGGTGCTTCGCACGAAGCGCATTTAGGTCAATAGCCATGTTAGTTTTCCTTATATAGTAGTTCAGTCAGTGATCATTCTCGTCTCAGCGCGAGAATTTGCAGAAAGTTGTACAAGCAGATCCTTTCTATGAGACATAGATTGGACAAGTGACTTGAGAAGACCCTGCTTGTAACGCTTCTCCTCAAGATTCTTCTTCATAGTATGTAGGGTAGTATCACGACCAACATAGTCCTCGACAGCCGCGACAGTAGCCCTTGCTCCAGCGTGAATAATAGCATCACGCGCATCGTTTTTCAAATCGACCTGATATTTCTCCATGTCTACCTCGTACTCCTTAACTTGTGCAGTAGCGTATTCCAGCAGACCACAGTAGTAGGAATAAATACGAGCGTGCTTGAGCATCTCATCGTTTACAGAAAACTTATCAATAGACATGAGGGCTTCGGCTAGGCGAAGGTAAAGATCAAGATCTAGGTCCTCGTATGCTTTTAGTAGGTCTTCACTGTTCATCGAATATTACACTCCACATCTCAGGGTTCAGGTGTTGAAACAATAATAGTCCACGGGTAGCCGATTCTACAACAAATTCGTTGGTTGTTTTTAACTCCACTGTGGCATCCTCATCGTTAGCCCTCAGGCCCATTGTAGAAAAGATAATATGCCATATTTCATGTAGCAGCGTCGGGCGAAGCACTTTATCCTCAGAAGTGTCGTCCAAAACGATCTCCATCTTATCGAAATCAGTGAGTCCCATACAGTCCTCACCTTCCATGGTAATCTTCTTTTGGAATCTAATAGAGAAGGTGCCCCATCCATAGGACACCTCCCCTATATCCTTAATCCGCTGTTTCAGGGTCTTGGATCGCGTCATGGTCAACCTCTTGCATAACCAATACATTATAGTTGATGGTCATAGGGATGATGAATCGTGCCTTACCATTCCTGGCCTTCATAACATAGGCACGCATCATTCCTTCATCGAACTCTTCTTCGTCTTGGTTGAGAGAGATTGCGAGGTCCACCACGCGGAATTTACCATAAGAGTCCCCCAGGTGCTCGTCTGTGATTAGACGCGCTCCACGGCCTGCTCTGTTGGTCTGAGTGGCAGTCCAGACAAGGAGCCCTTGCTCCACACCGATGCCTCTCAGTTCCTCTGCAATACGCTGCTGGGCTTCATACTCACTCATGCCTTCACGGACTGGACGCAGTAGTTCCATGTAGTCGATGATAAGCACATCGGGCACAAAGTCCTCGTAGCTTTTAAGTTGATTCAGGTAAGCCCGAATCGTGTTAACATTTGCCATACCAGTGGGGAACTCCTTGATACGGAGGTTCGCCTTGGTAAAGCGGTCCTGAAAGATCTTGTGTCGCTGGCGAAGCATCTTCTGCTCACGCTCCTGACCAAGAAGTTTTTGAGGGATCAGAGTGGAGATAGAGTCGATGCGTTGACCCACTCTATCTTCACTCATCTCCAACGATATATAAACAACTTTCAGGTTTTCAATCAGACATTTCACTGCCTGATTGGCTAGGTAAAGGGACTTGCCGACCCCAGGAGGAGCAACAACCATAGCAAGTTCCTTTTTACGGAGACCACCACCATTCAGACCACGATCAAGAGATGGAAGACAGGTCTTGATGTAATCGTCATCGTTGACGGTCAATAGGCGCTCCCATCGTGCTTCGGTATCTTTGAAGTAATCTTGGCCGAAGTCCTGGCTGCGTGCAACCAGAAGTGCGTCCTTAACCTCTTTCTCGATCTCATCGAAGCGTCCGTCTCGCATGAGGTCAACACTCTTGGTGATGGCCTGCTTCATGGACTCTCTGCGAGCAAACTTCTCTACACAGTCCACAATGAACTCAGTATTCTGGACTGTGGAGGCATCAAGATTGTTGATAAAACAGATCTCGTCCTCATACTCTGCGACGGACTCCGACTGCCTCTTGCGATCCTTACAGAACTCCAAGAGGAAATCGTCATTAGGGAGCTTGTGATACTTCCCAAAGAACTCCTGAATACCTTCGTAAAGGGTGGAGTGGATTGGGTACTCAAAATACTCCGACTTGACGAGCGGAGCAATCTCGTTGAAGAAATCAAGGTTGCCCTTGGCGAGGTTGAGAATGCCTCGCTGAATGTTGTCTGAAAAGTTGTATGCCATATCGTTATTTACTATCGTTTGCCAAGCTTCCTGTAAGCGGCACTGTTATTATAGACAGATGCCTTGATCTCGTCACTAGATTCCTGAGCTTTCTTCTTCTCGTCAGCGTTCATTTTACGAGGTCCTAGTGCATCAAACCCTTTCTCAGTTAAAGAATACTTTGAATAAGGGGTAATTTTGGTTTCGGACATCTTCTTAGTAGCATCTAGAAGATTCTCCATCACTTCCTTACCCTTTACTTTGTCCTCATACACAAGTTTATGCTGCTTACGCTTGTTTGTATAGTAATCATTTCCATTAAACATTACAGGGACTTCACCCCAATGTCTGTTGGATAGCTTCTTGCACTCAGGACAGCGAGAACGGGAAGGCGCTTTACTCATAGGCGCTTCCCGTTCCCATATCACTGAGCAATCATGACATATAAATTCGTAGATTGCCATCAGTCCTCCCAATAAGGATCGTCTTCGTGAGGTAGTTTCTCAAACTCAGCCGCACTCTCCATCTCCCCCGAGGGTACAGGCGGCTCCGTCTGCTGCTCCGACAGTGTTTCCTTGTTGTCCCATGTATTTCTCGACATTTTCTTTAGTAAGTGGTATTGCTTGTAGTGGTTCGTTGCCCTTCGAGCCCGCTCTATATATAGTCATACCTTTGAGGTATGGCATATAGTTCACAGCATCTTCGATCATAGTAGCAGGATCGAACTCTCCTGGCAAGTTGATTGTCTTACTAATGCAGGAGTCGATGAAGCGTTGGATCGTGGCCTGTACAGCCATATGCTCCTCTGGAGTGATGTCGTAAGCACCTACGAATGCTCCGAGTTCCTTGCCATCATCGAAATACTGTTGGAACAGGGGGTCTGCGACGAACTGCTCTTTCCAGACATTTCCTTGACGCCAACGGCGCATATACATGGCAGAAAAAATAGGTTCGATGCCAGAACTAACACCCATAAGCATTGAAATAGTCCCAGTTGGAGGTATAGTAAGCATAACAGCGTTGCGAATGCCATACTTACGGATGTAGTGACGAATCCTAATAGGCAGTGTCTTAGCAAAATCTTCACTTAGATACTTCTCCTTATCAAAAGCAGGGAAAGGTGCCTTGTCTCTTGCGAGGTAGATAGATGCCTTGTATGCTTCGTCACGAATCGTGGCGAACAATCGTTCAAGGAATTCAAGGGACTTCTCACTACCATAGCGTACACCTAGTTTAATAAACATGTGGTGAAGGCCCATAACACCTAGGCCAACACGACGAGATCTTTGGCCCACTTCCTTACACTCTGGAGTGGGGAAGTGATTAACTGTCAATACATTATCTAGGAACCTAATCCCTGTACGAACAGTTCTTGCCAATCTTTTCCAATCTACATCGGACCCATCTTCCAAGCACATGTTAGCAAGATTAATATTCCCAAGGCAACAGTTGCCATAAGAAGGGAGAGATATCTCACCACAGGGATTAGTGGATGGGAGTTCCTCGAAATACGATACATTGGTGAAAGAGTTTGCTAGATCAATATTATATACGCCAGGATCTCCTGACTCAACAGCATTAGTCCAGATTCTTTCCCACAGTTTACGAGCAGAGATGTCGGCCTGACCAACCAGTTCAAAGGTTTCAGTCCAATCAGCACGGTGGAAGTTCTCTGCACGACCGATAGCATCATCAGCGTCAAGAGCGATTACATCAAGATCACGCTCCTCT